GCAGCGGCGCGAGGAGACCGGCCATGAAATCACTTCCGCCCGCGCTGCAAGCCCATCTCGACGAGAGGACAACGACGCTCGCCTGGTGCTGGCGGATCACCCGCGCCGATGGCATGACCTTCGGTTTCACCGATCACGACCGGCCGCTGTCGTTCGACGGCACCGCGTTCGAACCCGAAAGCGGGCTGACCGCGTCCGAAGTCCGATCCGGCTCCGACCTCTCCGTGGACGCGCAGGACGCGCAAGGCGTTCTGTCCTCCGACCGGATCACCGAGACCGACATTCTCGACGGCCGATGGGACAATGCGGCGGTCGAAGTCTGGCGGGTGAACTGGACCGACACGAGCGAGCGGGTGCTGCTGCGCCGCGGGGCCATCGGCCAGATCCGGCGCGGGCGGCTGGCCTTCGTGGCCGAAGTGCGGTCGCTGGCCCATGTCCTCGGCCAGACCGTGGGGCGGACGTTTCAGGCCACCTGCGATGCCGCGCTGGGCGATGCGCGCTGCGGCGTGAACCTCGAGGCCCCGGCGTTCAGGGGCACCGGCGCGGTGATCGACGTGCTGCGCGACCGGACCTTCACCGTCTCGGGCCTCGGTGCCTTTGCGGCAGGCTGGTTCGCCTTCGGCCTGATGGAATGGTCGACCGGTGCGAATGCCGGGCGGCGGGTCGAGGTGCTGTCGCATGACCTCGTCGACGGGGTGGCGATCCTGACCCTGCTGGAAGCGCCGGTGCGCCCGATCGCGGCGACGGATGCGTTCATCATCCGCGCAGGCTGCGACAAGCGGATCGCCACCTGCGGCGCGAAGTTCGCCAATGTCGCGAACTTCCGGGGTTTCCCGCACATCCCCGGCCAGGGTGAGGCGGACAAGCAGACAGTCCGGGGGACTGTCTGCCCGCCGAACGGGCTGCGCTATGCCACAAAAGACGGCGGCCACGAGGGGGCGGTGCTATGACGGCCGCTGATCCTGCCGGCGTCATCGCCGTCGCGCGGTCCTGGCTGGGCACGCCCTACCACGACCAGGCCAGCCTGCGCGGTGTCGGCTGCGACTGCCTCGGCCTTGCCCGCGGCGTCTGGCGCGAGGTGGTGGGACCGGAACCGTTCCCGATCCCTCCCTAAAGCAGGGACTGGGGCGGTCAAACGCATGCGTTTGACGGTCCGCGCGAAGTGCTGGCCGAAGGCGCGCGGGCGATGATGCCGGAAATCGCACCGACCGACGCCCTACCCGGTGCCTTGATCCTGTTCCGCATGATGCCGCGCGCCATCGCCAAGCATGTGGGCATCCTCACCGGCCCCGACACCTTTCTCCACGCCTATGAACGGCTGGGCGTGATCGAGGAACCCCTGACACCCGCCTGGCGGCGGCGCATCGCCTTCGCCTTCCTGTTCCCCGCACGCTGACGTCCCAACCCTTCGGACCCTGGGTTTTCGCAATGGCCACCCTTGTCCTTGGCGCTGTCGGTTCCGCCATCGGCGGGGCCTTTGGCGGCGCGATCATCGGCTTTTCCGGGGCGACCATCGGCGGTTTCATCGGCTCGACCATCGGATCGGTCGCCGACAGCTGGATCGTGTCCTCTCTGGCGCCCGCGCAGAAGATCGAGGGCCAGCGGCTCGACAGCCTGCGCATCACCTCCGCGACCGAGGGGGCGGTGATCCCGCGCCTCTACGGGCGGATGCGGATCGGCGGCAACATCATCTGGGCAACCGATTTCCGCGAGGAGACGAAGACCACCACCCAAGGCGGTGGCAAGGGCGGCGGGGGCGGCAAGGTCAAAACGACCGAATACCTCTACTATGCGTCCTTCGCCGTCGCGCTGTGCGAAGGCTCCGAAGCCGGTCCCGGAGGGACCATTCTCTCCAGTGGAGAGAATGGAGGCGGAGGAGGCCCGGCATGGCGGGGAATCACCGGCATCGGGCGCATCTGGGCCGACGGCAAGCCGCTCGACATGACGGGCGATCTACCCATGCGCTGGTACCCGGGGAACGAGACCCAGACGGCCGATCCCTTCATCGCGGCCAAGATGGGCGCGGCCAACACCCCCGCCTATCGCGGGACGGCCTATGTCGTCTTCGAGGAACTGGCGCTTGCGACCTACGGCAACCGCCTGCCGCAGCTGTCGTTCGAGGTGTTCCGGCCGCTGGCCGACCCGGATACGGCCGAGGGGCTGGTCAAGGCCGTGACCATGATCCCGGCCTCGGGCGAGTTCACCTATGCGACCGAGGCTGTGCGCAAGACGGTCGGGGCGACGACCACGGTCTTCGGCCAGACCACCGGCGGGACCACCTCTGCCGAGAACCTGAATGCGCTGCCGGATGAGGCCGACATCGTCGTGGCGCTAGACCGGCTGCAGGCCATGGCCCCGGCCGTGGAGAGCGTCAGCCTGGTCGTCGCCTGGTTCGGCAATGACCTGCGCGCAGCCAACTGTGCCATCAAGCCGGGCGTCGAGGTGGCGACGAAGGTCACCAGCCCCAAGGTCTGGACGGTCAACGGGGTTTCCCGCGCTGCAGCCCATCTCGTAAGTCGCGACGTCGAGGACCGGCCGGTCTATGGCGGCACCCCAGCCGACTTCGCGGTGGTGCAGGCGATCCGCGAGATGAAGGCGCGCGGGCTGCGGGTGACGTTCTATCCGTTCCTGCTGATGGACGTCCCGCCCGGCAATACGCTGCCGAACCCATACAGCGCGAATGCCGCGAGCCAAGGCCAGCCTGTCTTCCCCTGGCGCGGGCGGATCACCTGCTCCCCGGCGGCGGGCTTTGCCGGGACCGCGGACAAGACCGCCGCCGCGGCGACGCAGGTCTCGGCCTTCTTCGGCGCAGCCGCCCCGGCGCAGTTCGCGGTGTCGGGCGACACCGTCGCATGGACGGGCCCCGCCAATGATTGGGGCCTGCGGCGGATGATCCTGCACTACGCCCATCTCTGCGCGGTCGCAGGCGGGGTCGATGCCTTCCTGATCGGCTCGGAGATGCGGGGCCTGACCACGATCCGCTCCAGCGCCAGCACCTATCCGGCCGTCACCGCCTTCAAGGCGCTGGCGGCGGACGTGAAGTCGGTCCTCGGGGCTGGCACCAAGGTGGGTTATGCTTCCGATTGGTCGGAGTATTTCGGTCACCAGCCGGGGGACGGCACGGGGGATGTCTATTTCCACCTCGACCCGCTCTGGTCGGATGCCAACATCGATTTCATCGGCATCGACAACTACATGCCGCTCTCCGACTGGCGCGACGGCTTCGATCATGCCGATGGTGAGGGGGCGAGCGCCATCGGTTCGAGCGAGCCCCCGAACGAAGGCTGGCCCGCCATCCATGACCGGAGCTACCTGCAGTCCAACATCGCGGGCGGCGAGGGCTTCGACTGGTTCTACGCTTCGGCCGCCGACCGCTCAGCACAGATCCGCACGCCGATCACCGATGGCGGTGCGGGCAAGCCCTGGGTCTTCCGCACCAAGGATCTGCGCGCCTGGTGGTCGAACCCGCATTTCAACCGGCCGGGTGGGGTGGAGAGCGGCACGCCCACGGCATGGGTGCCGCAGTCGAAGCCCGTCTGGTTCACCGAACTGGGATGCCCGGCCATCGACCGGGGCGCGAACCAGCCGAACGTCTTCTTCGACCCGAAGTCGTCGGAGAGCTTCACGCCCTGGTTCTCCCGCGGCTGGCGGGACGACGCGATCCAGCGTGCCTATCTCGAGGCCAGCTACCTTTGGTGGGGAACCCCGGCCAATAATCCCGTGTCGGCCATCTACGGCGGCCGGATGGTCCATGTCCCCGAATGCGCCGCCTGGACCTGGGACGCGCGGCCCTATCCCTTCTTCCCCGAGCTGACCGGCGTCTGGACGGACGGGCCCAACTGGCGGCTTGGCCACTGGCTGACCGGGCGGCTCGGCGCGGTGTCGCTCGCGGCGCTCGTGCGCCACCTCTGCCTGCGTGCTGGGCTTTCGGAAAACCTGATCGACGTCTCGGGCCTCTGGGGCGCGGTCGAGGGCTATGTGATCGGCGCGCTGGAAAGCCCCCGTGCCTCGATTTCCACACTGGCCCGGCACTTCGG